CTACGGTTTCTTTATTATTCATTTCAGCTAATTCGCTTTCAAGTAATAAATCTATTAATGTTTTCATTTGTTTATAAAGTTAGTAATTTTTGTTTTTGCTTGTTCTATTGTATCAAACTTAGGTTGTGTTTTAAGAGTTTGTTTGATATCTGAATATATTTTTTCTGATTCGGCTCTAGATTTTGCCTTTTCTTCAGGAGTTTTTTCTTTACCTACTTGTCCTAAAGGTTCAATGTAATTTTTATAAATAAAATTCTCATCAAAATCTTTATTAGCGTCTTCAGGGTCTAAATTTACTAATGTAAAATTATCACCAAACGCCTGTCTGTATGTTTCTATATTTGTATTTACATCACGCCAAGAACGAATCACAATACTGGGTAATAATGATCTGTCTCGCTGTTTATTACGTTCTAGTGAGGTAATAGGCGATACATAAGTCATTATCATTGCCGTATCGTAACCTAATGCTTCTAATTCTGCTTTTTTCTTAAGTAGCATTTTAGATGAACCACCTACACTATCAATTAATAAATTTTTAGCGTCTTTAGTAGCATCTTGAAGTTTAGTGTCTGTAGCTTTTCTTGCTTGACCCATTAATTCACCCGCTTTTTTTAATTCATCAGGCGACATGTTAGCTAATTTCATTCCAATACCTGAGGATTTAAGTAATTCCTCATAAGTATCGTCTACATTAATAGTATTAAAATTTGAAGGTACTAATTGTTTTGAGATAAATGATTTACCTGAACCAGCAGGACCAGCCATAAAAATTGCTTTTGGCTTGCCTTGTATTTCTTTCAATAATGATATCAGTCCAATCATAGATAGGGTTTGTCATAAATATTACAAGGTTCTTTTTACTGTAGTCTTAAATTCAGTAAAGATTGGGGCATGAGTTGGGTTTTCTAAATCAAACAAACGTTTTACTGTTTTAAAAATATCAATGTTTTCCTCGTGTGTTCTAGTAGATAAAACCATTTCCCATCCTTTACCTTGCATTTTATCTTTATTAGGTTTACGTTTAGCTGATTTTAACCAAAGTATACCATAATTGTCTACTTTCTTACCAAAACATTCCTCATAACACTTACCATAAACTGCTGTCTGTAGTTCATAAGTTGGTTGGATGTGGTTTGATGTTTTAAAATCAATTAACCATATTTTATCTTCAATTTCAACAACCAAATCACAAGTACCTGCTACCTTTAGTTCATCTGAAAATAAATGTACTTCGGCCTCAAGTAATTTTGGATTATATGTTTCCCAAAAATCAACAAAGTGTAAAAACATTTGCCACACATTAGGACTATATTGGGGATTACCATATTGATTCATAAAGTTCATTTCTTTACCTTCAAGGTACTCTTCAATCATTTCATGAACTTGAGTTCCTTCCTCACCTGCTTTTTTAACAATATGTTCAGCAGAGTAACCTACTTTTTTAAGCCAGTCCTCAAAAAACTTACCTTTAGGATAATAACCTAAAACATAAGTAATTGAGGGGTAGTATGCACCATTTCGTCTGTAATAACGAGAGTCTGGTAGTGTTATTTGTTTAGCATCATCTGATACTTCTAAAATTCTATTGTAAGATTTTTTTATTTTGCTCATAAGAAGAGTTTTTTCTCAAGCAAACCTGAGAATGTTAAGGGAAATGTGTCTGAAATTGTATTTATAAAATTTTTAAAACCCATTTCACTTGGGTCTTTATCTTGCATGTCTACAAGATAAACTTCTTTGCCTTCGTTCATTAAACGCTCACAAAAACTTAATGCTTGTTTTTGGGCGTCCTTGTCTAAAGCTATATATATTTTTTCGACACTAGATATTACAATCTTCTTCATCAAGTTTGACTGTATATTTTTGCCTAGTAACGGGATAGCATTGCGTTTAATGGCTATTGCATCAAATGGTCCTTCGCATAATATAAACGGTAGATCCCAATTTATAAACAACTCAAATGGTATGATGTCACGAGATATGGATGGATTTTTATATTTTATTTTAGGGTCTTTTTCAAACGAACGACCTGTAAAATAATTTAAACTTCCGTTAGCATCATATGAGGGAATTACAACCATATTTTTGTAAGGACCTGTCTCACAATAACCAATATTGTATTTAAGTATATCCTCATCTGTAATATTTCTGGATTTTAAGTAAGCTAATGCTTGACGTCCTGAAATGTTTGTTTGGGTAATATTTTTAAATGTTTTAAATTCTTTAGGTAATGATACTTTTTCAGCAACAGCATATTCTCTATCCGAGGTTTCTGTTTTAACTAAAGCTCTTAATTCCATCATCTTTTCAGGTGATGCTGTTTTTTGTTTAAATACTTGAGCTACCTTTTTACCCTTCTTATCACAAGCCCAACAATGCCAAGGATTTTCTCCTTTTTGGTTTTCAGTAAAATTAATTTCTAATTTAGGTTTATGGTGATTACAGAAGGGACAACTATAAGCATAGTTACCTCTTGCTGTTGATTTACCAGTTCCTAATACAGAATTTACTAAAGCAATCAGTGGTTGATTAAGCATAACCATAATATACTAAGAAATTCTTAGTTTACCAAGTTAAGCAAAATCTTTAGTGTAAAATTTACCTAAAATATTATCGTTAAAGTATTCTAGTGGATGTTCTAACACCCCATATTTAAATAAATACTTACATTCATAGTAAGTAAGAAGTTTTTTATTAAAAACAAATTGTATGATCTCACGGGTAAAGTCCTCTTGTTTACCTCCTTTAATGAGTTCTACAATTTGTTTTGTAGATCCGTAATACGTTTTCCAATCAGATTCCTTTTGAACTACCTCGGTTGTTGGTTTGCGTCCTCTTCCGGTATGCTCAGTTAGTTCTTTTTTGGTTAATTTACGTCTAACGTTGTGATATAGCGATTTTTTTCCAATATACGATACCCCACTTGAAGTGTGAGTAGTAATGTATATAAAACCGAATGTTCCTTGAGGCATATCCTCAATTTTTTCTATAACTTGTTCTTTGTATAACCACATAATTTATCTATCTATATTTATAAGTATTGTTGTATCTGTTACTGGTGATAATGGTAAAGGTTGGGATAATTTTCCTACAGCTAATAAATTTTGAGCTTCATCATAAAGCCCTACTGTTGTAGCATAAGGAGTAAAATATGAACCTGTAGCAAATGGATAAACATATTCGCCTGGTGTGTAAAATGTTCCTATTGAACTTGAATTAGCTGTGCTTCCTGAAGTTATTGTTGGGTTTTGACTAAAATTAAATTCATTTTGTCCTATTGTACATTTATATTGGGTTTCATATATAGTAAGAGAGGATGAAAATGAACATGTTACATTAGAAGAAGTAACAAAATTTTGAATTATAACAGCATCTGATAATCCATAAAGAGATGAACCCAAAACAGCAGTTCCATAAACATCACTTTGAGGTATTGAATCACTTGTAATAATAGCTAAACCATGAGGATAAAATATTTGTCCACAAATTTTATCAGTAGTATCATATATTAAATTACCTTCTCCATCATCATAAATTGAACCACTATCAGCTGTCCATCTAAATGAACCTGGTTGTATATAGTTACCAAATAATCCTACAGGAATAGACATAACTCCTATATATGAATTAGAAGATGTAGGAAAATAATGCTCAAAAGTTAGTGTTGTTTGAGGGTAATTCCAATATCTACCTGCGGATGATGTTGTTCCTATTAAAACGTCTCCTGCCGTATTAGCTCCAGGTACTAAACTTGCTGTTGGTACTGGGGAGCTTAAACTAGCAGTAGAATCTAAATAATTAGAATAATATAATTCTTTTATAGAACTATAAATAAGACTTTGATATTGAGTAGATATTTGACCTGTTGTAGGGTCTGTTAAAGGATTAAATAACGAACTAGTACATAATCCTAAAAACCTATCAATACCTACATTAGAAGCTGTTAAAGCCGCAGTGCCCTCAAAATTAAATGCTTTATTTAATTCTAGCGGAGTAACTACTATATCCGATGCTAAAAATTGTTTGTAGGCACCCATTCATTTTAGAAATCTAACTTAACTCTAATTAAAGCTTCTTTTGTAAAGTTTTTAGTTAATGGTCTTGATAACTTAGCTACTGCTAATAATTCGTTTGTATCATTATATAATCCAACCGTTGTAATGTATGTTTGAGGATTATTAATAAAGCCTGAATATAAAACTTCACCTGTTGAACCTGAAATGAATGATGGATTTTCTGAATAGTTAAATTCTGAACTTCTTGGTCTTACAAATACATAATCAGAAGTAATTGTTTCTTGAGAATTTAATTGGAAAAACGCAGCAGCAGAAGATGTAATAGCATTAAGTAAATATACATTAGGGCTAACATTAGGAGCTGTTGAACCAGTTGCTGATCCACTATAAGTAAAAGCAATACCACCATTAGCAGCTGATTGAGCT